TAACCACCCAAGCAGGTAAAAACCCTAATAATTTTGCAGTTAAGTCTCTGGCTATTTGTCCTATATCAGGTAAGAAGCTTCCAAACCATTTTCCAAACGCTGTGACCCATTCACCTATTTTATCAGCTAAGTTAAACTTAGGTGCATCTTCATCACTCCATCCAAACTTTTTACTTATCCAATCAATAACAGTATTAATAGGGAACCATAATATATCTGATAAACCTTTTCCAGCACCTAATACTCCAGCAACAAGATTTTCAAATGTTAATAGTGAAAAAGCATTTTTGAAACCATCCACTAACATTGTTGTAAAAGATGTGATCTTATTCCAAATACCATCCTTAACATAGGCAAAGGCTCCACGAATTGATTCATCTGAAAAGAAATTAGTGACTGCTTCCCAAGCCAATAAGATATTATCTCCTACAAGTGTTACACCTTCTATTAATTTGGCTTTAACATTATCAAATATGTTTGCAACCATATCAAAAACCTCAAAAAACTTCTTGGAAATAAAACCATCTTCTGTTGTCGGTAAAAACATTTGTATAATATTATCTACTGTTCTTGTTATAAAATCTCCGATACCTTTAATAACATTCCAGATTGAGTCAAAAGCACCTTTAAAATCTCCTTCTATTAACGCTCTGATCGTGTCTATTACTCCTGATATAGATTCAGCAAGTGTTGCCGCTATATCTAGTACAATATCTTGCACATTTTTTATAAAGCTTGGGATAAAATTCTTTACATTTTCTATGAGTGTGTTTAGCCCCTCATTTTCACTAGCCGCCGAAAATACACTTATTAAATCAGTGAATGCTGTTTTTAACTTTGTCCATGTTTCTGAAAGAACGGCGAGAGTAGCTTTAAAGTTTTCGTTTTCTGCAATGTTTTTAAATAGAACATAAGCCGCCATTAAAGTCAAGCCAACTGGTCCTAGTAACAAACGTCCAGCCATTACTATAGGCTTTATAAGTCTTCCAGCGGCTCCAGCCATTTTACCTAACATACCAGCTATACCAAACCCTGCACCAAATCCAGCACCATCTTTAAATGATCCTAATACTCCAGAGCTACTTCCACTTTTGCTTTGCCTACCAGCCTTTTTACTTTCTTTTCTATCTTCTTCTTCATCTTTTTTACCACGAGCCTGAAGTTTAAACTGTTCTCGCATAGTATCATTAAGTGCATTTATAGAATTAGTAGTATCCAACTGTGATGAATTTTGCTCTTTTATTGCTTTTACAACATCATTGAAATTAGTATCAGCCATTAGTCATCCTTTGCCTTTCAGCTTCTCTTTGTTGTTCTTTTATTTGTTCAATTAACATAGCTAAATATATTTCTCTTTCCCATGGCATCATATTTTCAACGTCTTCTAACGAATAATTATGGTTCTGCATTAACTGAAAGTTAACTTGATAATAGTTAACTAGGTTATCATGAGAAAGAGATACTAAAAAAAATCATTCATGCCTCTCAACATGACTTCGTTATTATGTTTACATCCAACACATTCATATGATGCATCATAACTTACTTGCGGTATTCCTTCAATAAACTTTCGTATCTCATCAAACTGCGTAGAACTTAAAGACTCAATAAAATCCATTTGAGATTTATTTGTTTCTTCTTTAAACATCATATTCTCATCTTCAGTCATAACAGATTCAATACATTTTAAAATCATACCAAATGTTTGTTTTGTAGCAGACTCCGCATTCAAAATTTCTTTATCTAATATTTCAACATACGATGGATACTTCATCTTAATGCTTATATCATCAGTTAACTTAATCATCAAATCTGTAACAGGTAAAGTTATAGTTATATCGTCAAGTGGGATCTCTACCTCGTTTTCTGCTTCACATTCTCCACACTTAGGTGTGAGTTTTATATTTTCTCCTACAGACTTTGATCTAATCTTAACAAACATATATTCTACATCAAAACTAGTCAGTGCCGTTTTGTTTATTTCATCATCAACACAGGCTTCAATGGTATCAGCAATGGCTTCAAACATTTGTGTCTGATCTTCACTTTCCATTGCCATCATTAAAACCTTTTCTTCTCTTACAAGATAAGGTCTAAATCTAACTTTTTGTTGTGTCGAAGGTATAACAAGTTCATACTTTGGTTTATCATTTAGTTTAGGTAGTGCCATCTCAATTCAATCCTTTAATTAAATATCTTTCCTATTGCTGTTCCAATTTGGGTCATTAAGAACTTCTCAATATTGTTAGCGGATTCGACTTCATTCGGAATCCATTTTGTATATGATAGTTGTACGTTCAATTCTACTACACCATCCATTTCACTGTTTAAGGTAATGTCATTCATTGTGGTAGGGAATGCATCAAACAATGTGCATGAGTATATTACATCATCCCCTGTTACAAAGTCTAAGTCAAACTGACCTTGGGCAAGATCAATAGGACCAAACTTAGGCAGTCTATTCTGTATTTCTGAAGGTAGTTTTGGAATGCCAAGTGGTGTAGAATAGATAGGAAGACCTATGCCCTTCTTTAACTGTTCAATAACAATCTGTTTTCCGTAACCTTCTCTACCTCTAAGATATCCAGCGGTTTGTCCATCCTGATCTATAGCAAGGCTTTGCCATACATCAAAGTATTTTCTGATGCCATAATCGTTTAGCACATGAAATGTCATAGAGATATCTGAGACACCATACCCATACGGAACCTTGTGCGTCTGCATACCAATTCTACGTTCATTAGTTATAATCTGCTTACCGGGGAGTACAACGTCCTTACAGAGAAGATTTACTTCTTCTGAGGTAGCACCGGGGATAGATGGGAACTTTACTCTGAACACGTTTGGACGTGCTATACCATCTTTTCTGGATACTAAACTTTTTAACTGGTCAATGCTGGACATTAAATCATTCCCTTAGAGTCTTTATACACTTGTGAAGCAGAACCACCCTGCCAACTAGCAGTCGGTAAGAAGGTTGCGATTTCCCACTCAGGTGCTGGTATCCTAGCAAACTTACTTCTAACCTGTGCTGTTAGATAATGTTTAACACATGGCTTAAAGTATTTGTATTTAGCGGCACCCTTTAGCATATCGTATGTAACATCAAAGCGTGTGGACTCATTATATTTTGTATTAGTAGTTATATCCATAAGAGCATCTAAGAACTTTGCTCTCAATGGTGGTGGAAGATAATGTAAGTTCATTCCTAGAAATCCCTTTTCCGCTGGACCAAGAACAATCACTAAAGGAAAGGCATCGAAGTAAGGAAGCTTGTCTCTATGCTTTGCTTGATAGTAGAACATCTGCATAGACCCTACAAGTTGCTTGTTAGCAAGCTTTACTGAGTCTGAGGTCATAAGTTCTTTTTGATTTATCCTACCCATACTGGATAAGCGTTTACGGAACCATTCCCTAGACTCTTTTGTTCTAGGGGTGATACCCGCTCTGAATGCTTCTATTTCTAAGTTCTTAAATAAGTTAGCCATGTTGTTATTTATATCTATTTTAGGGGTTGACGAATCATAATTATGTGTATATAATTAAAGAGAGGTCATTGAGTTGGGTGAGTATGTTATTTTTTCTTAGGTTTTCTTAATGGTTTTAACGGAACTATCTTTTTTCTAGGTTTAGGTAAGATACCCATGGCACTAAGTTCATTCTCAGTCCATATCTGAAATCCCCAACCACGATCAGCGGCATAGTTCTGAGCCGCCGCCCATTTGTTCATATTCTTTACATAGGTCATACCTTCAGTAATATAACGTTTAGACTTCTTGCCATTAAACTTTGGAGGTGATGTTTCTTTGTTTGGTTTGATCTCAACTAGTATTGTCTTACCATTCTTATAGGTAAGTTTTAAGTCCATGAAGTATCTATGGTACTTCTTATCTACCTCATAGAAGTAAGGAATGACAACTTCTTCGGAAGACCACGCAACAATCTCACTACTATCGTCACACCATTTAAAAGCATTTCTCTCCCAAAGAGATCTGAAGACTACTTTATCGACTGCACCACTATATTTGGTGCGGTTTTTAACCCTATAGGTTCCTGAATATGCCATAAATACCTTATAAATAATAGTAACTTTTTATATTTATCAAGGATCGATAATGGCATATTACAAACGCTATGGTGCTACTGGCAATAAAGAACTGGCTAAAAGCAGTTTTAAATTTCCATTAGAAGATGATGGATATAAAGGACGTATCACTTTCGAAGCAGTTCAAGAAGCGTATAGAACTTTACCTGAGACAGTGTTTAACGGGCTAGTTGAAGGTGCAAATGTAGTTCAAAAAAGCTTACCACGTCCAGATGCTAATGCTGATCCTAATAAATTAGCACAACAAAACTCTTTTACGGGTGTGCAAAAAACTGTAAGAGGAAACCTTCCACCACGTATTGGTGCTGGGCGTAAGGCTTCTCTATATTTACCACAAGCATTACAGTTCCAAGATACTGTTGAATATACTGGAATAGATCTTGGCATTGTTGGTCGTGGTGCGGCAGAGGCAATAGCGGCTGGTAGATCTGGTGGAGCTATTGCTAAAGCAATGGCTGGAAATCTTCTCCCTGATTTTTCTTCTATACAAGAAGCTTTTAATAAAGGTTTGAAAAGTGAAGCCGCTCAAGTTGCTGGACTTAGATTAGCAAGTAAGATAAGCCCCGAATTACAAGGTGCGATAGAAACAGAAACTGGTATAGCCATAAACCCTAATAGACGATCTACTTTAAAAGGTATTGGTATAAGACAGTTTAGATTTACATTTAAAATGATACCAACTTCAGCGGAAGAAGCAGAAGAAGTAAAAAGAATAGTTCAGTTTTTTAGAGAAGAAATGTATCCTGACACATCTGACGATGTACTAGAAGCGGCACTTAGATTTCCTAGTAAATTTAAAATAAATTTATTTTATGATAAGAAGAAAGTTGCTACAAGAATATTGCCATGCTTTTTACAAGGTGTTGATGTTGTTTATAACGCAACAGGGATGGCGTTTCATAAAGACGGTAACTTCCAAGAAACTGATGTGTCACTAAACTTTGTTGAAGAAAGACCTTTGACCAAAAGAGATATTATAGAAGAAGCCGCCGCACTTGGTGAAGATTATACGTTTGGGACGGGATTTTAACATGGCATTTTTTAGAAACTTTCCAGTTGTTGATTATAATTTTGGAACAGAGACTTCTGATACAGCATTTCAAAACTTAACTGCTTACATAGATCTTGTCGATCAGATAGCAGATGACGCAACGTTTTATGAAGAGTATTATATTGATGATGCATCAAGACCTGATATTCTTTCATATGAGTTATATGGCAATGTTGATTTGTATTGGACCTTCTTTTTGTTAAATGAAAAGTTGCGTATACAAGGTTGGCCTCAGGACAATTATAAAATAAATGATCTTGCTAAAGTATATTATCCTAATAGAATATTAAAATCTACAGCGGCAATGCATGGAGAGTTTTACATTGGAGATCTTGTTGCGGATCGTGTTAACTCTGATGAGTTTGGCACAGTGTTCAAAGGGAAGATTATAGAGAAGAACTATGATCTTGGACAGATAACAGTGAAGCCTATTATTGATGTTAGGTCAATATCTCTGACTAATGGTGGCACTGGTTACACCTCACCACCTACTATAACCCTATCTGGGGGTGGTGGAACAGGTGCAACTGTGCAAGCAATTATGACCTATTTGGATGGTAGTGAAGTCAAGGTTTCAGAAACAATACAATCTATAGCAGTCACAACAGGTGGTGAAGGATACACAAGTGCTCCCAGAGTTATTATATCAGAACCTAACATTGCAAATGGAACACAGGCTACAGCAACCTCAGTACTTTCAAGTTTTAGTCTTCCTAACAGCACAACCATTTACTCTCAACGTAATCAACCAAATGTGTTGCTATGGGATGATGATACTGTTCGAAGTTTAATAATACATAGTAATCTTGATCAGTATAATGCTCCTCATCACTATAATAATGCAAATGGCGAAGAATCTGATTTAACTATAGTTTCTGGTGGTGGTGTAGAAAACAGAACAGCGTTTGTAAGTCATACTCCAGTTACATATCTGGATCGTCTTATCGAATCTAATGACACCTTGCGTAGAATAAACATATTTAAACCTAATGTTGTATCTCAAGTAAACAGCGAATTTCAGAAACTGTTAAGAAGTTAATATGTCAGATATAGTATCAGCAGAACAACTAAAGTTAATTAGTATTAGAATAGAGTCTGAACGATTCAGTGAGCCATTAATAATTTCCAGAAACTCTGGATCTGGCATTGTTGTTGAAATGAATATATATGAAAACTTAGCAAATGGGTTTTTAAGTGGAAATATTATTCTTCAAGACGATCAAGATATCTACAGAGTAGCAGACATTAATGGAACTGAAAGAATAGTATTAGATTTTGTAACTCCAGATCAATCTTCGAATATAATAACTAAAACTTTTGTTGTAGAGGAAATTACTGATAGTGTAAAGTCTAATGATTACTCTTCAATGGTATCACTATCTTTGGTTGAAGATATAAAGTTCTATAACGACTTAAACAAGTTTAGTAAAGCATACACAGGAACTGGTGAGCAAATAATAGAAAATATTGTAAAAGATAAACTTGGTAGAGAACTTATTATTGAAAGCAAAGTTAAATCTGTACAAAATACCTTTAGATACATTGTTCCTTATCAAGATCCACTAACTGCTATTAAAACTGTATTGTCTAAAATGTCTACAGATAATGGCTATCCATTTTTCTTTTACTCATCTATAGTAGATGATAACTTTTACTTGACTGATCTTGAAACTATTATTAATACTCAATCCTTTAATCATATGAAACCATTCGTTTACGATCAAGAAAACGTCAATAAAAATGACATAGAATCTCAAGCTACGAACATAACACATTTCGAATCAGGTCTCTTAGAGAATACTTTAAACCTAGCACTAGAAGGTGGAATGGGGTCTCAGTACGAATCTATTAATGCAACTACGGGAAATCACATTCAATATCATCAGGATATGAACAGACATTTCAGTAAGTTAATAAAAGAAGAATTACTTCCAAAAGATCAAAACTTTATTGCCTTTGATAGTAAGTTTATATCAGATCCTAAAAAAATAGATCAATCCAAAATAACTGATTTTAATTCAAAGATACATACTAGAGTAGTCACCAATCCCTATGATGATGCTAATGGATTTGATCAAGAATCCTACGAAGGAAGTGAAACTTTAAAATTGACTAAAAGAAGTGTTTTTGCACATTTGCTAAAAAACAAATATAACATAAATGTTCCGGGGTTATTGTTTTCTACGAGCAATATTGCAGCTTGTGTTGGGCATCAAATATCCATGGAAGTATATAAAAATGATATAACCTATGCTGTTGGAGGAAAAATTGATGAGAAGAGATCTGGACGATTCATAATAATGGCTAAACGCCATTGTTTAGATGTTGCTGGTGGAAGACATAACGTTTCTTTAGATCTGTGTAAACTTGCTGGTCGGAGTATTTCTAATGAATGAATACTATGGCGATAATAATAGGTGGTTTGTTGCGAGAGTTATTAATGGTAATGATCCTCAACAGGCTGGTAGATTTCAAGTAAGAATATTTGGTGTACACTCTCAAGAAGTTGAAGATAAGTTTCTACCTTGGGCTGAAACAGTCGTACCTACTACAGAGGGTGGAGTATCTGGTGTAGGTAGAATACCACAGTTGAAGAATAATGCTTTAGTATTTGGGATCTTCTTGGACGGTAAAGCTTCTCAAAACCCTATGATAATTGGTTCTATGAGTCATATAGAACAGCCCTCTTCTTCTCAAGTAAAAGCGGCGGCTGAATCTGGAAGAGTAAATCTTCTTGATTCTAGAAACATTGGTAAAGAAGGTGTCACAGTATCTGAACAACAACGTCAGATGTATGAAAATGGTAGTGCTGAAATAAGACAGTTAAGAGTTTTGGTCATGGACTTTTTGATTAGTAACGGCCTTCCAATAAAATCAGCGGCTGGTGTTTGCGGTAACCTAGAAATAGAAAGCAACTTTGATCCTAAAGCTGTTTCGGCTGGCTCAGAAGACTCTAGAGGTATTGCTCAATGGAACACGGCAGTGGGTAGATGGCAAAGAGTTGAGGCATATGCTTCTGACTTAAACGAAGATCCCTACGATCTTTTTCTACAGTTAAAGTTTTTAATATATGATATGAAGACAGGCGTACCACATGATTGTTGGAATCATTTAAGTAATGAGATGAATATAACTAACTTTGATGGAGATAAGGATGATAGAAATTCCACATTCCACTTCTTTCACATATTTGAAAGAGCAGATCCAGCAAACTATAGTAATAATAGTGGTAGATCAAGACCGTTGGCGGCTAGAGCGGCTTATGATGAATACAAAGCAACTTTGATAGCTTCTTTATCTTCTAACTTATCGTCAGGAGCTAGATAATGTCCTCTAAAGATTTATTACAAGATGGTATGAATGCTTTAAGTAGACTATTAGGCCAGCAATCTTCTAGTAGTGCTACAAGAGAACTGAGAGAAATTTATGATACTTCTGTTAGTTTTAAGTATAAACCTGATAATACAACCTCTGGTGGGTTTCAATCTTTAGCCAGTGCCGATAGAGATATCGTGTCTGGTGTCGAAGGATCTGTGCCAGATCAGATACAAAAGTCTTTAGGTGTTGTCAAATTAGATCCAAGTGCTAAATCGTCTGATCTAATAAAAGATGTGGGATCTGATGAGACAGATTTGACTACAATCACAGGAGATAGTCGATTGTCTTCGGATGGTTTTCTTGACGTGGCTGTTAGTGCTCCGTTCCCAGAAGCCTTGGCTGAAGTTGTTAAATCCACAACAACCTCTTCATCTAGTGAGGTAAAAACTATTGTCGGTAATAATGTATCAACAGAACTTGCCAGAGATGATATTTTGGACAACGTGTTAGGGGACGTATTAAATACTAAAAAAGGCACAAGTAATAAAGTAATCAATGCCATTTCAAATCAAAACAACTCTAGATCTAAAGTACTGAATAACTCTTCTTCTGGATTTAATGGCACAATAGAAAACTTGGTAGAGACAACTTTTCAATCAACTGAAGTTCTTTTAAACTCAGTAGCAAAAAAGGGTGACGTTACATATAACGTTCCACCTGAAGATGTAAAAGATATTGTCACATCAAAAAATAATGGTAATATTGATAATGCTGTTAAAATATTAAAAAAATATTCTGATAAGTCTGATGCTGATTTAAAAAATGTTATATTGAAAATAGACAATAGAGCATCCACAGTTTTAGAACCAGCCGCAGTTTCAGTGCATATACCAAGTAAAAGAACCGATGACTACAACAATGTGTGGCGTGAAGCAACTACAGATATTAACTCAAAGATATTTGATCCTATAGCAGACATAAGTGAACTAGAAACTGAACTTGCTAATATGACCAGAGAAGTTACTGAAGTTATAGTAGAAGCCTTTGCCACAGTCGATGGTAGCACAACGACAGTTGAAGAATGGCATCAGTTATACGTTGATAAATATGATCAAGGGTTCGAGCCACACTATTACATCAACTATGCTGGTGTGCTTTTCAGAGGAAGACCAGTAGATATAAAAGGAACAGGATTTTACTATAGTGGTGTGCCAGATCATTCAGAGAGAAGTATATTGATTGCTCTTGAAGAACCAAACTATATGGCTAGTACTGCACAGATGAATACTATTCGAAAGATGTTTCAGAGCATATTTAATGTCAAGCCGGGGGTTCAGGTATTTGGGATTCATGATATTATAAGAACCACTGAATCTCCTTGGTGGAACGTATCTCTTAATGTAAAGAATGTATTTGGTAAAGAGAATATAAAAGATTATAATCCCAATACGACTGCACCTTTGACGCAAAAACAACTGGTAGATGGATATGTAGGAAACTAATATGGCGTATGGTAAATATTCAAATAACCTTTCAGGAATTCCTCAGGAATTTATAGATGCTAGAGTTTCAAGTAAATCTAAAAATCGTCCAGAAGATCCTACTGGTCAGTATCCAGAGACAGACTACTTCTTTTCAAGCAATATTTCCAAGGAAGCAAGAGGCGTTGCCAGAAATGACCTAGAGTTTTTCGCTCAGTATGATGACGTTGAGTTGGAAACGGGTAATAAAGTTTCTTCTGTTTATGGTAAGAACCAAGTATCTAAATCAGAAAAGGGTCATATATGGGAAGTAGATGACACTGATGGTAATGAACGTATTCTTATCAAGCATTCAGAAGGTAGTGGTATTGAACTTACTCCTGATGGAAGTATTCTTATTAGCACCAAGAAAAGAAAAGTAGAAGTCATTGGCGGCTCTAATGAAGTTATCGTTGAGGGAGACGCACAACTAGTCTATAAGGGAAACCTAAACATTAAAGTTGTCGGAGAGTTCAATGTTGATTGCCTAGACTATAATGTTAAAGTGAACGGTAATAAGGTTGAAACTATAAGAGGGTCTGAAGAAAAGCACGTAGGTAATGGATCACAGTCATCTG